GGTTAATGCCCGTAGATTACTTTTAAAGACTGAATTGTCAGCATATTCTGAATCAATCAAAAAACAGTGGTTTCAGAATACATAATGGGAACGATCATACCCAAAATATCATGCGGACATTAAGCCGATTATTCTCCGCTAAAAGCTGCTCTGTTCGGTCAGTTCCGCTCCCATACCCCTAATGTCATCTGGCGATCCACCTACGGGTATCCCATACTGGTTGAGGGTGGCCCCAAGCGCCTCTGCCTCTTGATCTGTAACCCCATCACCCTTAATGTCATTACAGGCTACCAGCGCGTCTGCTTTGGCTTTGGAAGAACCTTTGCGATAAAGAGCTATGCAGGTTTCATGCACTTTGATTGAACAGAACGCCCAGCGCATATTTATGATCTGCGAAACGTCTTTGTTGCCCCCAATCCACACTTTAGTGCAGACCTCTTGCAGCCCTTCGTCAGGGATGGCTTTGCCGATGGTGTCAGCATATACGGCTGTGCCGTATGCCAAAATGAACATAAATAAGGTTAGTTTTTTCACGAATACGCCTTGGCTAAGAACTTAAGGCTGACCATCATAATGTCAAAAAGTCCGTTCTGGACTTCGTGCAAAACAATGATCTGCCTGCGGGTGGTGTTGCCTTGATAACCTAGATATTCTTCTTTATGGGTGTAGCAGATACCGCAAAAGATGGCGGTTTGTTGGGTTTTTTTATGAATAGCAACATCACAAACTTGGACATGACCCATCACGGCAGATGATTGACGTTCTCTGAGTAAGGCTGCGGCAGAACTTACGGGTCTACCCATCACGCCCGAAGTAAAAAAATGGCAATAACTAACCCCATCTAGGGTGATGGGTTTTAAAAAATCGTGAACGTCCCATCCGTAGTCCTGAATTCCCATGTCGCCATAGTCCAACTTTCCAAGCAGCTCAGGGTTTTCATCCACAAAACGCACGATTCGGTGTTCATGGTTGCCCATCGTAAAGTCTTTTTTGGGCAAATACTTCTCTTTAACAGTGCGGTTAAAATCGTCTAAGGGCTTCAACAGGCGTTCCATACCCCTACGCCCTGCCTTAATGTCGTCAACGTATCTACGACCCTCAAAAGCCAATTTGCCCCTATCGTAAGAGGATAGAGAGGGCATATCCCAATGATCGCCAATGTGAATAATGTTGTCTGGTTTTTTGTCTACAATGAAATTGCCGATATGTTCGAGATGGTCTAAATTGACGTTAGGCTTGCATTGAGTATCGGGAATGATTAGGTGCATCTTACCAAGCCTTTGTTTGGTATAAATGCGCTCTTTAATCTTCTTAAACGTCGGTTCAAGACCTAAAATTGTGGCGCGTGTTACACGACCTTCTAAAGTCTTGCGTGGGATTTTAATGCCCCCGTTTTTAATGGCTTTATGAGGTGATCCGTATTCCTCAACGAGGTTAAGAGCTTCTATTAGTTCTTCACGCGGAGTTGACATTTTTGCGCCTTTTTAATGTCATCACATCAATCGGGCAACCAGTTCCACTATCAAAATTGGACGCAATCTCAACCGCTTCTTGGGGTGATGCGCCTTTAGCCATAGCTCCCATCGCATACGCGCTACCAGAACCGATGGCAAAATATTTATTTTTAATGGAATACCAAGATGATGTGCGGGTATCAAAAAGGAGTAAACCAGCGTGGGAAAGTTGGATAGCTTCAATTTCAGCCTTTTTTCCTACTTTATCCCCGCCTTCTAATACAAAATTGTAGAGTTTTAGAATTAACCCTAAGTCTCCGGCAGCACCAATGATTGACCCTGACGGTAATTCTCTTAGTTTGTTAAGTTCAAAATGGGCATTGTCTGCATCACACCGAGAGTCGGCTGCAATCTGCTTATGGGCAAAAGACGCTGCTATCGTGGTCATTTAAAATCAGCCATTAGTAAACCAATGTTTGCAAAAGCGTATCCTGTGAAAATAATAGCCATGCTTGGTTTGCCCTCAAAAAATGAACTTAAAGCAATCCCTCCATAAATGAGGGTAACAATAACTAATAGCGTGTTACTCATCTTAGCTTTCTTTGGTGAATATCACGCTGAATAAAAGCTATAGCGGTTTCAAGATGTTTAATAGCTTTTGCATCAGTGTTGTTAGCTGCTTCCCATAAATTTCCTATAGCCGCGCTAATGTAAAGCGGATACCATTCTTGAGTTGGGGCGTAGTAAGTTGGGGCAATTACTTGAGCGCCATCGCCTTTCCTCCATGCGGGTTTTTCTTTTATGTGGCATTTTTTATCGCTCATTCCCCGCACCCTGCAAGCAAGATTGATAATACAATCCAGCTTTTCATTATCTTTAAATCAAACCGCTGAAGGCGTTGGCATCGTGCTTGTAGCGTTTTTGATTGCTACAATGCCATTGATTAACGGGGTAACAATAGGCGCAATTTGATTAACCGCAATCCCGATGTTTCCAGCAACATTACTAGCTTGCTCTAAAGCACCCACTACCATTTGCAACTTAGCAGCACCTTGCCCAGATTGAGGGAACATGGCTTCTGCTGAGGCTACCAGTTTTTCCAACATGGGCAATACGTTAATAATGAATGTCATAATTGCTAAAAATTCAGTCATTTTAATCTCCTAATATTTGCACTTAAAACCGGCAACCCACGGTGGGATACCGCCATTTTCTTTTGATAAAGCATCTTCAACTGCCTTTGTATCGTTACTATCAACACCGTCAGGAATCGCTAGACTTGCCCACGGTTTACATTGTGTGGTGCAAGCCGTCAAAACCAAAAATAATATACCCCATTTCACTTAAACCCTTGAACCATTTGGGGTAATTCTTCCACTTGGGGTTTGATGGCTTGTGTTACTGAATCAGATACCTTAGCCGCCGCTAGGTCTGGGATAATTCCCACCTTGTCAGAGGTCATAGCATTTACCAAGTGGCTCTTAACAGTCAGCAAACCGATGACCCCGCCTGCAATTTGAGCGGCAGTCGCAGAGTCAATCTTAAACTCCGGATATTTCATGGCTATGACGCTGCCAATACTTGTAATGAGAAGAATCAGGACATTGGTTAATTGGTCAATATTCTTCCATGTAGCCGGGTTAGCAACACTCCTGCCTTCTTGTAACAAGTCCCAAAATAATCCTAATTTACTAAACATTGCTTACCTCCGTATTGAACAAAGACTGTTCGGCTAATCTGCGATTCAAAAGCCCCTGGTTCTTAACCCCGTCACAATGACACCATAAAGGAAACTGCTCGCTTGCGCCTTTGTAGTCACCTTTATTCAAAATATCCAATAAGGTGCTGGTTTTTAAGGCATTTTGTCCTAAGTTGTAGCAAAAATCAACCAACGCATCAAATTGGTTCTGGTTCAAAGTAACGGTCACAAAATCATTTATTGCTTGCTCGTAAGGTTGAATAACCAATGTTAAATAATAATCGCCTTGTTGCTCGCTCATACTGGCATCGCCCATTTTCACTTGAACCCCATTAGGGTAATGGGTAAACCCGTACCCAATAGTGGGTATTCCAGCTTGGTCAAGATAAGCCCCCGATCTAAAACCCTCAAAGTTTTTGATTAAGTTAAAGCAGTTTTGAGACGCGATCATTTCAAACCCTCGCACCATTTAATCCAGTTAGACGCGATACCATTTTGGGCATCTTCTAATTTAACGGTTCCATCACAAACTCGTTTATGGGATAGGTTTTCGCATACGTCTTTGATGTGGGCGTTATTATTTCCGCAGAAACTCTGTAACCATAAGTTCTTAATGTCATTACTGCCGCCAATTTCAAGACTTACCAAATGGTCGATTTCAAAACCTTCCTTACACTTACTGCGGTCATCACCTTTCATGCCGTATTCTTTATAAACCGCTTTCTTCTCGGATTCAGGTACATTTCTCACTAGCTTGGTGGAAGTAGTACAAAGATCGTGCAGAGTGACGGTGCGCGTGTTTCCGGGTGTTAATTTGGGGTCAGGAAGCTCTCCTGCGTTGGCAATAGATACCATCACAGCTAGTAGGACTATAAAAGCAATTACCAGTAAAAGGTCTATATAAATGCCATGATTAAGATAGGTTCTCATTATCCTTTCCTATTTCTTTCATCCCACCGATCCGATTGATTGTCTATCCGAGCTAAAAGTTGGCTAAAGCCGTTTTCTATTTTGTCGTAAAGACGTTGCAAATCTTCCCTGTAATCATCTTTTCGCACATATTCTCCCGGTATTTCTTCGCGTAACTTAGCCAAGTCTTTCCGCAAGTCTTTAATTGCGTCCCATAGTTCCCGTGATACCCACCCAATGACTAACATGAGTAAACTTAAAGCGCCTTCCGCCAGATAATGCCAATCCATGATTAACTCCACGCGGCTTTTGGTTTTATGGGCCAGACAATATCTTCATCTGGAGGGTCTATTGCTATTCTTCTCAAACCTCTACGATAAGCAGAAAACTCAGCAAAGTTGCATAAAAATGGTGATATATTAACTTGTCTGATTGAAGGTAATTCTACCCAATCGGTTGCAGTCAAATGTTTAATAGCTTGCTGCTTGTTATATGCTGATTTGGCAAGGGCATCATAATCGGTCATGTTTTCTTTAACTCAGCTATTTCAGCGGTAAGTTCTTTTATAGCTCCGACAAGATAAGCAAACATATCATTCTGCCAGCCGATAGTCATTGTTTCATCAACTATAAATTCTGATTCTTCCGCAGTTGGTATGTGAGAAGTTACCGCATTGGGAAGTATTTTTTGCACATCTTGCGCTATAAATCCCACTGTAGGTTCGTTTTCTTTTACGATCTTCCAGTCGTAAGACACTGGATTAAGTGAATTGATTTTTTCGAGAGCGCCGACAAGTGGGGTAATATTTGTTTTTAGACGTGAATCTGAAATAGATCCCCATGAACCACCTCCGGTCTTAAGTGCTGTTCCATCACCGGCGAAAGAATAAGCATAAGCAGGTGAACCCCCGTTATTAAATGCAAGCGCATAAGCTTGGTTTGCTAGTGCAGATCCGCTTGCTTGAAAGAAAAGTGAAGTATTTACATTGGATCCTATTGTAGAACTATAAAAGTTAATTGACGCAGTACCTAATGCTAACGAAGTAGTTGAGGTTGCGCCAATATAAGTTGAATTTTGAAAATAATTTGAACCAGTGTAAAGATAGTTCCCTGCAAGAGTGGTTCCTGATGTCCATGTTGTACCATTGGACACCATAATATTACCTGACGTAGAGGGTGCCAGACCTGCTACCGAACTCGTACCGTTTCCTATTAGTGCATAACCAGTAGTAAGTGAGGCGTTTCCAGTTCCTCCGTTAGCTACTGGCAGAGTGCCGGTAACTTGCGTGCTAAGGTTCACGCCGCTAAGGGTACCACCTAAAGTTAATGATCCTGCCGCAGTAACAGTACCAGTGAGAGTTATTCCGTTAACCGTACCAGTACCAGATACAGAGGTTACTGTCCCTGATGATCCAGGAGCCACCCAACTACTTGAAGTGCCGTTAGTTGTTAAAATATTTCCGCTATTTCCTGTTTGTGAGGGCAATAAGGCGTTAATAGCTCCAGATGCGGTAGATGCGCCCGTACCCCCATTGGAAATGTTAAGGATTCCGCCAAGAGCCAAAGTACCACTGGTAGTAATTGGTCCACCCGTTAAAGTAAGACCTGTTCCACCTCCAGAACCTGATACCGAAGTAACCGTTCCTCCCGCGCTTGAACTAGCGGTAAGGGTTCCACCTGAGAAACTTAACCCGCTGCCAACAGTTATGGCGCTGATTGCGGTTCCGTTACCTTGAAGAATTCCAATGGAGTTACATGAGATAGTGATATTGGGTGTTGTAGTTGATGTCGCAACAGACCCTGCAAACCCGTTTGCCGTGGCAACAGCAACTGAAGTTACAGTACCCGAACCTGCTCCCGGAGAGCCTGTAGCCCCCCTAACTCCAGAAATAGAAATAACCCATGACGCATAAGTACCAGACCCACCTATAACGGTTACATTAACGGTGAGAGAAGTTCCTGAATATGCCGTAATCTGACCGTAGAAATAATTGGAAGGCGTTGTAGAATAAGAAACTGTAACCCATTGCCCAACTACCCAAGCGATATTGGCTTGTGTCACAAAGGTAAAAGACCCCGTACCAATAGTCTGACTGGTAAGGCTTGTTCCTGATATAACAGGCGTAGAACCCGCAGGTCCTGCTGTACCCACTAACCCATCCCATGTTCCCAAAGTATTAAAAGCGGAGTCCATGAGGACAAATTTATAGCTGCTGGAATCAAACCAAATTTCATTCGGCGGACGACCTGCGGAATTCAAGATAATTGGATTGGCGTTAGGCGTTCCTAAAGTCGAATCTGTCCATGTGCTGTACGGAGTCGTTGTTCCTGCGGAATAAGTGTATAAAAGACCCCCTGATAACGGGTTTCCCAAGTTATCTAAGGCTTGCCACCCTGCCCCAAACGAAGGAGCTATATACGCTGTTGTCATTTAATGTGCTCCAAGACTACATCAGGAGTTACAAATCGCTCGTCTTTATGTTCTACAAAACACCACCATAAAAATTGATTATCCACTAAAACATCCCTATTTTTCAAGAGGTTAATATTTTCTGAATGTCCGAATATCAATGGATCAGATACAGACCATAATACTATACCCGGTTTACCTTCAAGCCATGCCAAGTGTTGAAAAAAGCTATCACAACCAATCCACGTTCTACATTCTTTAAGAAGCGCTTTAAGTTCTAAAATTGGCAAGTTTTTACGAAAGTCTGAAACCAATTGTTCTTCGCCATCTATCCCGATTTGAATTATAGGCTCGTCAATTCGGGATATAAGTTCTCGCCAATAAGAAGCGGATGGGCTTTTTGGATTTTCACGTTCCAATTTTTTGGAATATGGGGAAATTATAATCATAGGTATAACTTCCGATAGGCTTTTTCTAGCGAGTCTTTCCACTTCCATTCATCCATCTTTTTATAGATGTTCCATTGATCCAGATTTCCGAATAGGGACTCAGCTTCGGCTATAGATTTTCCGGGGACGACTTCGGGATAACAGGTAAAGATCGCTGGATTCTTAATCTCAGGTAGAATTTTGCTAAATACTAAATGATCGCCAAGGCCACTATTAAGCACCACTACAGTCTTATCCTTAAAATTAATCATGTTCCTGAAAATCTGCTCATCGTGATGGTACATTTCTTCTTTATTTTCACTGCGAATACCACCTTCAAAATTCCTTAAATGCCATATAGTTGCATTGGGAACCGCTAAAAGTTTGTAACCTTTGAGGAATAATCCATAGGTAAAGAGCGTTTCTTCCCGATGTGCAACGCGAGATAGACCTAGATTATAGTCATGGACTCCGGCTCTATAGAGAAATGAGCAATGGAGATGTTCAACTTCTTTGACAAAAGTTATAGGACTCCATTGGATGTTAGGTTCAGTATCAATGTTTTCAATTTTTCCTGTAGGTGCGAATTGTTCAAATTTAAGCGGGGGCGTTAGGATTGCACCTCCTACTGCACCAACAAATTTATTGATATGAGAAAACAGAGTTTCTAGGACATTAGGTTCTGGTATTGCATCATCATCTACACGCCAGACAAAATCATAACCCATAGTGTTAGCCGATTGATGAATGTAGTTTTGGCCTTTCTTTTCAGCAAAAAGCCATTCCCACTTCACACCTTTAATATCTAACATTTGGAAGAAATATTGATAGATCATTTCCTTCCGCATATCAAAAGGCGCATCATTATCATCAAAGATGATTAGCTTATCAGGCAGGCGCGTCTGATTGATAATGGCGTTCAGCACCAAGGGCAGCGTAGTGAAATACCTGCCTCGCG